CCCGTACGGGCCCTCCTTCAAGTAACGGAACCACTTCCGATTGCGCAAGAGCGAAACCGTACATGCGGTTCAAACTACCAGCAAGTGGTAGCGCCTTTGTTAGGCTGATCTGGAGCTTTACCAGACTCGTGACCCCTTTAGCAAGGGTCTTCTTAACCTTCACATAGCCATGGAGGCCGATAGTGGCACATCCAATTGTTCAGTCAAATTCCGACGGAGGTAACCCGAATTCGCCTTACTACTTCTTCCTCAGGGGTTTTCGGCAGAAAAAGCCGTATAACCTTAACCTGACGTTGCGTAGAGGCTTTTCGGAGTACAAACTCGGTGAAGCGATCAACAATTACGTGCCAAGCTCGCCGGGCTTCTCCTTCTTTAACACGGGTCAAACCCTGTCATGGTTGGAGAATACGGCTTTCGCCAACGTAACTGGCGCTGACAATCTCGCTTACAACCGGTTTGTCAACAAGATGCATGCCGAGAGCGCTGATCTGGGTACCACTTTGGCCGAGCATAAATCCGCTCGCCAGATGATTACTCAGAGAAGCCTCCAAGCATTGGGTCTTGCGACAGCCCTAGTCAAAAGGGATTTCAGCAAAGCTTACCGAATCGTGGGCAAACCTCTTTCTCGGAGGCCTCAGCCGCGCGATTTTGCCTCGCTATACCTCGAGTGGTCCTGGGGTTGGCGGCCTATGATCGAAGATATTGGGAACGCTATGGAAACGGTGGTTTCACCGATCCTAGCTACCCGGGTCTCCGGTCGGGCAGTCCACAAGGACGCATGGTGGGCGGTCAATTCGATTCAAGGTGGTAGCGCTACAGGTTATACCTGGACGCGTTGGCACCAAGAACGTTTTGATCTTACCTGCCATGTATCCATGGGAGCAAAGATTGAGGTGTCAAACCCCAACCTAGCCCTAGCAAATAGATTGGGTCTTACCAATCCGTTTGCAACGGCCTGGGCGGTAGCACCTTTTTCGTTCGTTGTTGACAAGTATATCAACATCGGACAGATGCTTTCGCACGTGGACGACTTCTTTGGCTACAGCGTAACGGATCGCTGGCACGCTCGTCGCGGAGAACTCAAGACGTTTGGGTATAGGCAGGAGAACCATAAGGCTTTCGGTCCTGGCGGACCGCATCCTGACAGGATCTTCTACCGCTACTCTTCGTCCGGATACTCCGTCATGAAGCGTCGTGATGTTGGGCTGGTTAACCCTTCATTCACTTTCCGCAAACCCTCGATAGGCGGTTTGGGCGAGGCAGTGAGTTACTTCTCACTCTTGACTCAACTACTGTCGAAACACAGGTAACACCTGACATGCCTGCTAACGCAGCTCTCACCGTCAAGAAATTTGATGGCACCACCGACATCGTCTACGCGATCAAGACCACGGCTCGTGGCGACGGCGCATGGACGATCTGGCGGCAGGACGCTGGTAACGCCGCTCCTCCTCAGGGCCGCCCGATGTTTTACCATCGGGTCCTGGAGAGCAAGAACGGCGTTCGTCGCACCGATGTGATGTACGATTTTCCGTACACCTACGTCGACTCGACCACGTCCCAGCCGGTGATCAGTCCGCTGAAGATCAGCTTCAAAAACGGCGTTTGGACGGTTCCGCAAGGGATTCCGTCCGGCGTCGCGCAAGAAGCTGGTGCTCAGTTCTCCAACTTGATGGGTCACGCTCTGATTCGTTTGTCCCTTGTGGACCAAACGAGCTTCACGTGAGTCATCTAGGGCGGTAACCCTCGGTTACCGCCCGCATCGGAGTGTTTATGCGTCATAGCTCACATACCTCGTGGCTTGATCGTCGACTGATGTCGGTCAAACCGGCAACAGTTGCGTCCCTGTTACACAGGACGCTGTCAAGCGCCAAGTCTGAAGAACTTCTTCGAAAAGTTGAAGTTCAAGACTGGGTGGCGGTCGCTAACATGAGTTGCGATCCGCGTTGTTACTCTAGCGCTTATAGCTACCTCATCGACGTCATTCCGGCGAAGATGTTGAAGAAGGTCGCTGACTTCCCCGTCGAGATCGATCGGCTCACGCCAACGATCAAGAAATGGAAGGAAGCGGAGGCCTTTTGCTATAAGACTAACCAGAGACTCTATCGCTTTCTTGGAAATCCCGTTCATTACGAGGACTCCGATAAGCGCGTTCAAGCCTTTATTGGGCTTGTTCGGAAAATCATAGAGGACTGGGTGGGGCGAGCTCCCCCTCATACTTATGAGGGTTCGTTCGGACCGGGGTCCACCTTGACCGACCGTGGGCATCGCGCAACTGTTGCCCACAAGATGCAAAAAGTCCCGTCTTGTACCCCGCAGTACGAGCAAGCTGGTTTTCGCCAGTTTGTCGGCACCATGTGGCATCACAACATGGTGGATGCGGGATTGACACCGTCTGTACAGCAAGGTGAAGAGTACTTTACCGTCGAGAAGGATGCTACCATTCTTCGCGGCGCAGGGCTCCAACCTTCGATAAACGGTTACTTCCAGCGTGGCCTGGGGATCGAACTGCTACGCAGGTGGAAGAACTCCACCGGCTGGCGGCTCGGTCCTTCAGCTACCTTCCTCAAAGACTTGAGGGCTGGTTGGAACCTGAAGACGGCTCAGGGGGTGCACCGCAAAGTCGCGGAACGTGCCTCTGTGGACCGATCGTTTTGCACGATCGATCTGTCATCAGCTAGCGACACTGTAGCGAGTAACTTGGTACGGTTACTCCTCCCGGCCAAGTGGTTCCTTGAGATGGAATCACTTAGGACGCATCGCATTACCTTCACGGGGAAGAACGCCGAAGTTTTTCGTGCGCTCTCAGGGATGGAGGGAACCGATGATTGCACCGTACTGCTAGAGAAATTTAGCTCTATGGGCAATGGTTTCACTTTCGAGCTAGAAAGTATCATCTTCGCTGCCTTAGCTTGTGCCATAACCCGTTTGCATGGGTATATGGGTGAGCCTGGTTTTGATGTCTTCGTTTTTGGCGACGACATCATCATGCGGGATGAACTCTACTCGGAAATGGAAGCCTGTCTCCTCTTCTTCGGTTTCAACGTGAATGCCGGAAAGAGTTTCCATGGACCTCATGGGTTCAGGGAATCTTGCGGCGCCGACTTCTTCGATGGAGTCGACGTCCGTCCCATGCATATCACGCAACTGAATGATTTGGAGCCAGAACGTGTCATCGGAATCACCAACGCCGTCTATAGGACCCTCGGCAAACTCGAGCCTTATGAGCTTGAGCTTTACCGTGGCCTATGGTTCCACTTCATTGAGCTTCTCCCTAAGGGGGTCGCCGCTTGTCGTGGTCCTGATTGGCTCGGTGATAGTGTCATCCATGATGTCCGAAAGGATAGGTGGATTACGCGTTCCAGAGATGGTCGCACCGAGATCAAATGTGTCATGGGCGACCCCTCGGGGTCATTTCTCCCATGGTACAGATTTGATCCAGCGACCGTGCTAGCGTGTGCCGTTTTACGTCGTGGCGACGGTTTGCGTGGAATTCTTCCACGTAACCCGAAGTTGCGGCTTAAGACGGACTGGGTCACACTTAGTTGTGATTGACGGTTCTCTCGCCGTCATTTCTGTTGTCATTTGACAACTAAAAG